CTGGTTATTTTTATTCTCCGTTCCGTATTGCATACCTGACCTTGCACCAGGTATAACATACTCTCCAAATCGTCTATCTAAACCCTTACTGGTCCAGACAGACAGTCTTGTAGAATTTTCATTTTGGTCTGATCGTGCAATAGTATTACTGGCTAGTTTGGCGGCTTCGCGAAATCCACTGCGCCATGCATTCCACGGACTAGATGCAAATCTGTTAACGCTTGCAACTTTAGGCACTATAGTGAGTTTATTACTAAGACTAGTAGTTATGTCAACACCATCTTTTGTTATATCAAATAACATTTTAGGTAGTAGTTTAATAGCACCATTACCATACTCTAGATCGTTTATTTCATTACGGCTGTGCCAAATGTGTACTAGATCAAAATTATAATCCTCTACAAAATAATCAAAATCAAATGTGTCTAATACTTCATTATCCCCGTCAACTACCCAAAAATAGTCAGTTGTAGATTGTTCGGCACATGCTTTGTGACTAAGGTATATATTCTTTTCTCCGTATATACGTTTTGCCTGCGGAAATCTCTTACTTAATATTTGCCAGTTATCCCAACTGTTAGGTTCGTTGTAAGATAGAAAAAATATATCATATAGTATATCTGCTTGTATAACATATTCATTGACATATTTTAAATTATCAAAAAATTCTTGAGTTGTGTCTATATAATGATTTTTTGATATAAGATAACACTGAAACTTATCAACGTATTTTTGATATAGCTTAAAAACATGAACGTATTCTTTGTCCCATTTTTTAGGTTCAAAGGTTAACATTGCATCTAAGAATTCATAATTTGAATCTATAAACCAAAAGAATTTAGTAATTACAATTTTCTTAGCTAAGTCAGCAGTTGTAGTTAGTGTGCCGTTAAACTCTACAAATTTAGCAAAAGGATATTTTTCTACTAAGAGTGTTTTACGCTCTTCAGATAGCGGTTTAGAATTATAAAATACTATATCGTACATTATTCTTTTTCCAAAAATCCAAAACCGGTACGATACTGATTTAAGTGTACGGCTTTAAAAAATTTACTAGCGTCAGCATCTAATTCTGCTATCTCAAGATCAAGTGCGTTTTTTAAGCTGACACCGTAGGTATTGATCAAGTCTTCAACATTCATATGCTCTACCTCACTATGCCATAGACTAGCAAGGTAATCAAAATCTCTAACTTGCACATAATCCCAATCTGTACAGTTAGTCAAATAACACCCGTGGCGAGCACCAAGGATTGCCCACAGACCGTTTGTTGAGTCAGCTCCAACATTGAGCCATACTCGCAAACGATCTAAATTTTTCCAATGAATTTCTTTTTTAAATTCTTTGTTAGCAGTTCTAACTCCACGCTCAAGTGACATCTTAACACCTTCACGGAAACCTGCTCGCCATGCCTGGAACGGACTTGCATTATTATACACATCACTAAAGCATCTATTCATCTGTATGTACTCTGCATCCCAACAAAAATCTACCTGTGCATTAGGATCGTCAGCAGGTGCATTTTCGTGCGTTTTCATATCTAGAACATATTGTTTAGGCCATAACTTTAATCCGCCATTACCGTACATAAGTCCGTTAACTACATTATATCCTGCCCAGCTGATAACACATTTTGATAAATCTTTATGTTCTTCAAAGTTAACTTCTTGATTTAGGAAATCTTCACGTACAATATTGTCACCGTCAACTGTGACAAATCTTTCAGTTTCACTTAGATTTGCACAGGCTTTGTGTGCCGCATCACTACCTTTAACTCCATGTACACGTTTAGCCCAAGGAACTTTAGCGCACAAATCGGCATAGTTTTTTTCAGCATTTGGCTCGTCATAACTAAGATAGATAATATCATAGTCTAAAATTTTAACTGTTTGTGTCATATAATATTTGATACCCTATTGTTGAGAAAAAATTTCTCACAAAGATTCTATTTTCAGTGTTTGCTTCTTTAGGTGAAGCGTGTGCAACGTATAATCGATCAGTATTAATTAAGTCGTTTAATGACATTTTAATACCTCTAATTAACATATTGTTATTATTTTTATCAACTACAAAAACTTCAAATGTAGTATTAAGATTATGAGATTGTAAAGTATCTCGTTGATCTGGTCTTAATTGAAATCCCCATTGCTCCAGTAGTGGATAATTTTCAATAGTAAATGTACTATCCCAATTATCCACTAACGGTACTTGATCAATAGATACTAACTTAATATCGCCTTCGGATTTAGAAACAATAGTTGGTGTTGTTTGATCAGCAAATATAATCTTATAGTTAGACAATTGCTTTTTACCAATTAAGAATGGTCTAACTACTGCATAATCAACGTCTATAGAATTAGTAAATTCTAAATTTTCTTCGTTGGTTATTGATAGTATATCTCCGGTATCTTTACTAAAATATACTTTATAGACAGCTGGCACATTACTTATTGCAAGTGCGTGTGCTAGTAGCTCAGGAGGAATAATATCTTCTTCTGGATTATACATTTAATTTCTTTATAATTTCGTCAGTTAAAAACTTGTCGTTAACATAATGGAACACTCCACGTTGTTTAAAATTATTCAAATATAATTCGTGAGTATCAGTAAAGTTAATTAACAACTGACTTAGGCAAGATTCGGGAATCGGGTCCCATCCCTGTAATGCTGGTTTTAAATGTGTAAAAGTAAATGGACTATTTTTGTTTGTAATAACGTCATCAATTCCTAATAAAGTAGCAGCTATTGCAATTGACACATCAAGACTATAAAAATTCTGCATGTTTTTAGGAGCAACAGTATAATACATTTTCTCCCAATTGTATGTTATAAATTCTAACAATTTAAAAAATTCAAGAGCAGTATCTGACTTTCTAAAATAACACATACCTGAATATAGATTTGGTAAGTCATTAGCCACAAACATTTTTCTATATGTAGAATTATCAATCACACGATTTTTATAATCAACTACTAACGATGTAAACACTAAATTTCGATCGTTGACAAAATCCCATACACCTTCAATATTATCTAGTACTAACATATCAGTATCAAATATTATAGTTTTATCGTAAGGGCTAGCGTAATAAAGTTTCCATCTATTTTCAACTTTCCATGTACTATTAGATGCCGCATCATTAAATGGAATTGGAATTATTTTATCAAATGCTGACTGATATTCTTCAGGGATTGAATCATTAGTGACAATACTGATATTATTAATATTGGGCTGAGTTGCTTTAATACTTAATGCCAATGCATATGCTTGTCGGACATAATCAACATCACTATTTTGAGCAAGAACTAAAAACCCTTTACTCATTTAGCAGTCCCCATATCTATACATCTTGTTAAACTATATTTGTTCATAACATGCATATCTAAACTATCTGTTTTAGTAGCTATAAATTCACCAAAGTAGTTTTTCTTTTCTACTAAAAATTTTAAAGAATTTTCTTTTATTTCTATTAGCAGGTCTCTATCAAGAGTATAATTCATCTTTCCGGGAAGCTCTGCAAAAAATTCTTTCCCCATTATATGTATTGCTATACTAAATGCAAAATCATTTCTAAAAATTGCAGAATCAATGTTATATAACGACCTATAGTAAGACCAATTTTCTTTTATGTAATTGACAATATCAAAAAATGATTTATTAGTGGAAGTTTTTTTAAAATAAAATGTAGTTGCCCAATAAAACGGAATTGAATATTGATTCAAATATTTAAAGCTACTGTCATCTCTCCATTGCGCTAGATCAAAGCTATTAGAATAGATTAAAAAATCATTCTGATTATTCCATATGTTTGATAAATTACTACTACTAATAATATAGTCACTATCAATAACTAGTGTTTCGTCGTATGGGGTTAAATTATAACAATCAGACCGTGATAAGTTTTTCCATACCAATGTTTTTGACGATAATGTTCCGTCGTAGAATTGTTTAGTTTGATCTGTGTCAGTCCATATAGGTATAATATTATCAAATACTTCATCAGCGTCTGGCTGGCTTGCTAATAACCAGTCTTTGCTGTCTGTCACTAGGCTAACTGGAACATTTAAATATTGTTTTACCCGCTTGGCTGCAAATAGTGAGATTTTAGCATAATCAATCTCACTGTTGTTTTGAGCAAAAATTAATACGCCACGTGTCATAAATTAATTAAATCTTCAACTTTTCTTTTAGACTTAATTGATCCATATTTAGACAAATACGTATTAGTTGCTAATGTATAAACTTCTCGTAAATTGTCTAAAAATTCTTTTAAATTTTTAACATTTAACGGAATATAATTATCATCTAAAATAATAGATTCGTTATCTCCGAGCTCAATTAACGTATGTACGAATACTATCAATTCTCGTGTCACTGTGAAACTCGAACCTTGAAAATAATATATAAGACTTTGTTGATATTCTTCTAATGCTGTTTTCCTAAGATTACTTAGGGTAGCCATATAATTGGCTGTTTGAAATGCTTTTTCTATTCGTTCGTCCACAGAGACCTCCAGATTAACTACTATACAGTATAGTAGTTATCTTGTCAATGGTAGTTGGAGGTAAAATCCTGACTGCGTAGCAGTAGGATTATGATAAGCCGGTGCCGCTAGCAGTTGGACTTGCTACAGATACATTCGAGCCGCTTGGGCGATATTGTGAAACAATGCTGTTTAATGTAGGAGTTACATTTTCATCAAAGTTTGGATCACCGAGGTCGTTATCCTGGAATTCAATTGTTAAAATAATCTGTGTACTATCTACGCTTTTTCTTGCTCTTATTACATAAAGATTTTCAGCGTACGAACCAGACGGTGCTGATTTTTGTCCAATAATTTGATTACTTGTAGTTAAGTCATTAAAACCTATATTTGACCCTGTTGCACTTGCCCCAGTATACGTAGTTTGGGTATAGTTCATAACAAACTCACCCATTTGTGTAAACATTAGACTCCATGTGTTATTTTTAGAACTTCCGCTAGTTATATTAGCAGCAATTCTAATTGAGCCGCCAGCATTGAAAAAATATTTTAAATTATTTAATGAGCCGCCGCCTGATGTTGAACCTGTTATTGCCACTGTATGCGTTAATGTACCATTCCAAGCTGAAGTTTGAGATCCTGTGACTAACCCTTCAGACGAATACTGACCACCTACATTATCAATATCTATAGATGTTTTATTAGAATTAACTGTACTTGCAAATAGTGCAAATTGATTTCTTAAAGCTTCTGTTATTGTTGCGCCGCTAGTCGGCACTACTAAATTACGACCATCATTTGCTGAGGTTGAGCCAACTGCCGAACCAATTTGGTGTTGTCTTGCTTTAACTAGATCAGTACGTAGATTAAACCATTGCAATGCTGTTATAATCGATCCAGCAGTTGTGTCCGATGATAAAAGAGATTGCCCGTATCCGTCGGCGTTTGCACCTATGACGCTATCTACAATAGATCTAATGCTATTGTAATCAGTATTTTGAATTAGTTGTCCAACACCTGCTGTCATTTTTATTCCTTACAATATAATTGATTCAATTAGCTTTTCGCTAGCATCGTCACTAGATTCTAAAGCTACTGCAAACACGCCACTAGCATGTGGAACTGCTACAGTAGCACACCCGTTGTCTGCTGCAATCAATTCATCGCCTTTATTAACTCGACCTATAACTTTAACTGGAACGCGACCTTTTAATGCAACTGGGGTTCCTCCCTTTAATTCACTATTCATTAAATACGCAGGATTAGTAGATACTGCTCCAATTGCACGTTTACCCCATCTGCTTGCTGTAATTTCTTTGTTGCCACCAATTATAACAACTGTACCAGGAGCATATTCTGCATCTGCAAGATAATGTTCAGCTAAGTCAGCATATTTTGCACTAGACGCTACTCCCTGAAATACATTAGCAAATATGTCGCCGCTACCGTTTCTTGCGGCAACTGTATTACCAGTTGCAGCATTGGCAGTTGCTGTTCTACTAGTGCCGTCTACATTCAATGCTTCAGCCTTTAACGAATTACTAGCAGTTCCCCAAAATCTATGACTAGTAGTAGTAATACCAGATATTCCAGTATTAACTAATGTTAATCCCTTTTTAATATTTGCAAAACCAATTTTAGAATTAATTGCATTATCTAACGTAAATTCGTCTGCTGAAATTATGTAAGTTGTCACATCGTTAACTACTGCTGACATGATAGCATGTGGTTGGTTAGTGTCATCTATTACTGTTTCAGATACAAATTGAGTGACTCCTTGACCAGAGGCTGTTTGTGGACCAATTAACACATACCCGCCAGCGGCCGATTTAGCATAAAGCTGGCTGTTTGCATCATCAAACCAAAAATCTCCAGTGCTTAACCCCGACGGTGCAGTGCCGCCAATTTCGGCTCCACCGGTAGTTCTCCATTTATTGTTTTTATCAAAAAATTTAAGTTTATTTTTGTCACTATCATACCAAAGCTGGCCGCTTAGTGGACGAGGAGGTTCGCCGGTGCCTGAGAAATTTTCTAATAAATTTACGAAATTTTCATTTTGTACTTCTCCATAGCCAGCATAATTTTTACCGATTAATTTAATATCGAGAGTGCTGTTTATAGTACCGTCTTCGACAACAGTTATTTCTGTTCCATTATATCTATTAATGCTGTATGGCATTCGTGCTACCCCTTAACTTTATATATTTAGTTCAAATCTTGCCAACCGCTTGGCGTATAAGTTTGTACTGCATCAGTGCTAGTATTATAAATTAACTCTCCGTAATTTGCAGAGCTTAATGTTCGTGCATCACGGGTTGTAGTTGTATACTGTGGCAATTTAAACTGCGAACTGGCTCTAAAACTTCCGTTAACATCTAACGTATAGCTAGGATTTTCATTAAAAATACCAACTCTTTCAGTTATGCTTTTAGCTGTTATTGCATCCTTTGTTCCGCCAGAATTTTTAACTCTAATCTTATAATCTTGTCCAGAATTATTGCTAATGATTGTAAGAGCTGCAGTATTAGCGGAAATTTCAAAATTTTGATTAGGGCCAAGTATCAATGGCAATGCATTTTGTATAGTAAGTGTTCCTGCTGAGCTATTACCAGCAGGATCTACTTTATTCATAAAATCATCAGCAGTGTAAGTTAATGTGCCTTGTAAATTAGCCACTCGATCTGCTTCGCTTGCTCTAACATTAAACTTCATCCCTGAAAGGGTACCTGCGTTAAACCCAGGTTTAATTGTACCGCTAAACCCAGATATTACACTTTTTGGTTCAAATTCTACAGAGCTTTTACTAAAAATTCCAAGTAATATATCACCTACCCACAACTTAACAACTACTCTAAGTGCATTATTTGAGTCATAGATAGACTCAGCGGTTAGTCCAGATTTTCCCTGACTATCATTCCATATTTTACTAGCTTCGTATCGGTTGTTGGCTGACGAATAAAAATACAAGCGATTTTCTAAACTATCAATCCACATATCACCCTGAACAACGTTGACAGGAGGTGTGCCTTGTACAATAGGTCCACTGCCTATTCTAAATCCTTGTCCATCGTATACTTTTAATCTGTTTGTAGCAGTATCAAACCAAATTTGTCCTGCTATGGGGTTGTTAGGTGAAGATGTATTAGCAAAATTTTCTAATAATTTTACTAAATTTTCATTAAAAAATTCGCCGTAGCCTGCTACGTTTTTACCTATAAGAGTAAGATCAGTAGCTGTTTGATCAACTGTACTGTCAACAATTTCAGTTAACAACGAACCGTCTGTTTTATTAATTTTGTAAGTCATTAATCAATCCTACCAGTGAAAATTATATAGTTTATTGTTAAGTAAGGATTCATAACATTTAAAGGAACATCAATTTGTGTGGAATCAACAGGGCCGGCATTTGGTAGTAATCTTGAAAATCCTTCAGTTAGTTGCGAAGTTTTTCCTACTGCATTATCATCAATAATATCTACCGAGCCCGTAGTGTCAATAGTTGGTGCATAGAATTGTGTTCCATTGCTACCTGTTAAATTGTGAGTATGCTGTGGTAAGTTTTTAGTCTGAACTGACTTTTCTTCGTTGCCATTTGCTAATCCTACAGTATCAGCAGTTACATCGGTCACTCGATTAGCCATTGTTCCTATAGTAGGTCCGGCAGTATTACCGTCCGGTAATAACGGAACAGCTATATCGTTATTCATGTTGTCAGCACCTAAAGGAAATCTACCTCTAAGATCAGGTAATCGAAAAGTTGATACTCCAATATATGGATTAGATCCTTTATATATGTTTCCTATAACCGAATATAATGTGGCATACTGACTAATTTGTACTTCAGCACCATCACACATTAAGTACCCCGAAGGAATACTAGTACTTGCGCCGGCAAACGGCATTATACATCCAACTGGTACAAATGGCAATTTAGATAAAAATGTATTTTTGGTAATTTTCTTTAGGCCGGTACCAACTCGATTAATTAATAACTCATCAGTAGACAACGAATCAAATGCTTGATCTTTTGTGGAAATAACGTCTGTACTTAGTACAGTATTAAAAATTGCAACACCGCCTAACTGAGCACCGTTAAAACTAACAGTATTACTTGAGATATCACCGGTTAATGAAAAATCAGTAGAGCTAGTTAGTCGAGATGCGGTACCAGTCACTGATCCGTTGAACGCTCCAGAGAACGAACCTCTAAATACTGTTGATAAGTCTTCATTACCTATTGTGTTAGCGTATATTGTTTTGTATCTTAAAGAATTAGTTCCTAAGTCGTATAAATTATTTGCAGAGGGGCGTATATTATTAGATGTTAAATTTCCGGATATGTTTGCACCAGTACCAACATATAATGTTTTTGCTATACTGGCGCCACCTGCCGTAGTAATACTTCCAGTTGTTAAATTAGTAGAGTCAGTTATAGCATTAACAATTAATCCATCACTTGTTTGTATTTTTCCAATAACATCTAATGCTTCTGTAGGATTAGTTTTATTAATACCAACAGTGGTTCCAGTCACGGTTAATACATCTTTTAACGTTCCAGATTGATTAACTCTTACATAAATTGTAGAGCCTTCTGTTTTATTGTATAATACAGTAGATCCGTTAGAATTATTCGATAATACTGTGTTTAAATCAGCACCTATGGTCAGTCCAACATTATTTCGTATGTTAATACCAAATCCAGTTGTATTAGTTACATCAGTTCTTAAGAAACTATTTGCATCTAATCCCTCTGCATAGCCAGAAACTACTAATTTGTCTGCCCTATCAGCTGTGCCCCAAAATTTGTTAAGCATTGTTCCGTTAAGATCAAAGTCTTTTGATGACATGTTGATGCCTTGATTAATCCCGATAAAGCCTTCAATAACAGCTTTAGGAGTAAATGCATCTTTACTAACAATTGCAACAGTTTGGCCGCTAATAATAAAACTTAGAATTGTGTGCGGATTATTTGATGCATCATATACAACATCAACTTTAGGACCAGTTTGAGCACCTTCACTAAATTGCGGGCCTACTAAAATCCAATTTGATCCAGACCACAAATATAATTGTTGATTAGAAGTATCTACCCAAAGATCACCAATAACTGCACTAGTTGGACGAACAATTTTTTTAGTGACGTTGCCAGCAGCTACCCAATTAGTGCCGTCCCATACCTTTAGCTGAGGTTGTGATGGAATATTATTAATATTGGTATCATACCAAAGTTGTCCAATGATCGGATTAGGCGGTGCCGTTGCCTTTGCAAAATTTTCTAATAAATGTAAAAAATTTTCTGCTAGGCTTTTTGCATAGCCAGTATAATTCTTTCCAACAAATCCTAAACTAGTTTCTTGATTTATTGCTTGATCTGCAACGGTTATACTGCCGTAGTTTGTAAGATCTGAATGGTCTATTTGATAAGACATTATACTACCTCACTTAGACCAGTTAAACTTTGAATCCGTACTGTATAGTCAATTTGAATTAATCTATTCAAAGATTTTTGTACAGGATGAAAAATAACATGAGTCAATAGCTTGCTTGTTCCTGTATTACTGTAAGATTTTAATCCCAGTTCATCAAACACATAAGTGTTGTTTGATAAGGCTGAATTATCAAATGCATCTTGATTATTTGGCTCGCCGTAGTCCAATAAACAAGTGACAAATACATCAGTGTAATTGGTCCCAGTCACATGTCTAGTTTCAATTTTATTTCGAATAGGGTCTAAATTTACAGTTGCTCTATCGTCAACCACTTTAGAATAAGTTTTATTGTAGAGATCGGCATTTGTACCTGTACTGTTTGGTGTCAAGTATGTTATTATTCCAGTAGGATCAATAGTTGTACCGCCATTGCCAAAAGACATTTCATATATAAAACCCTGCCCAGCATTAGCTATACTCTCAGCTAATGAGATGCTCATGTTTTCATAGTGAATAGCATTACGTTTATTAACAAATACTTCTCCAGTGTCTGGATTATGTATCTTAATATGTCCTTCGATGTGTATTCCTGATAAGTCTTTACCTTGCATATTATGTCTCTTTTTTATATTTACCTAATATTAATAACTGCATATATTATAAAATAACTGCAATAACAATTCCCGGACCGTGTGTAGTTTTATCTTCTAAACTTTTTGCAAAAACTGCGTTTGGAGGAGACTGTGGGTCTGCAACTTGTGCAAAACCTGCTATATTGCTAGTCACTAATAGGTCACCTTTCTTAACAGTTCCAATTATCTTTACAGGGACTTTACCCCTAAGCGCAACTGCCTGTCCTATAGAGTCTCCGTTCATAACATATGCCGGATTTGACGATATTGCGCCAGCAACTCGAGTATCTGCGTAAGTATTTGAAACTGTAATTTCTTCAATTCCGCCAAACACAACTACAGTTCCTTCTTCGTATGTAGTGTCTGATATATATTTTTCAGCCAAGTCTGCATAAGTTGCTTGGAAAGTTCCAGTTATACTCCAATTTCCAGTTATTGATCCTGCTGTAATTGCGCTGCCAGTTGTTATAGATGTAGTTGTCACTGTGCCGGTAAATATTGGTTCAGAAAACATTGTTTGCTTTGATTCGTTAGTGACATTTGCTAACCCTACATCATCAGCAGTCACTGTACTCCAATACGGGGATCTGGCAACAGATCCGGTTCCGGTACCAGTTAAAAACTTTTTAGTAGTTGTTATATTGCCAGGGAGAACAGAAGTTGTACTTGTGCCAGTTTGGTATGGTATTCCTCCAATTGCTCCGCCTATGATATTAGCACCTTCTACTGATATAGTTCCATTGTTTACTGCAATTCCCGATCCTATTCGCACTCCTCCAAGTTGTACAGGAGATGCCGTGGGCAAATTGTATGTATAACTTACACTTAATACACTAGTATCATCAATTGTTAGTCCACTACCTACTCGTATGCCTCCTAATACTTCACTTGAAGCAGGAGGTAATGTGTATCCGCTATAATTCTTAACAGATAGTACACCAGTGTCAGATACAGCTAGTCCTGCGCCTACTTTTATTGATCCTAAAATAGTTGGCGTAGCTTGTTTTACAATTGAATTTTTTAAATCAAGAAGAGTAAGTTTTCTAGTAAGTTGGCCATCACTGATTGGGAATACATTATTATCCGACGGGGATTCAATTTTTGGTAAATCTGTTATGCGTGCCATGTTTAATCAAGCTCCAATGGGTCATTATCGTCGGTAGTTAGTGTCTGATTGTCATCACTAGATAATATGTACTGGTATTTATCCTCCAGATACTGTGAAAATACAGCCTCAGTATTCTTAATAAACTTAATAATATCAGTACTGGTATGTGTCGGATCAGTTAGCGGAGTATCCCACTGCTGACCTATCTTCTTAACAACTACTATTCTTGAATTTTCAGGCACGGTATTATTCAACTGCACAGTTGAAGAATTACTGCTTACTGTAAATTCAGCGTCAAAACTGCTATCTCCTTCTGGGCTGTACGGGTATCCATTTGACTCTTCGAATAAAGAATACGAATTCTTTTTCAATCTATATCCGCCGACAAAGATATCAATACTGTTATTACTAGTTGGATTGTAATTTAAATCAACACTGTTGGTACTACCATTGCTAATAAAAGTTTCAACTACATGTTTATCCATGTATGGAATAGTTTCAGTTGGACCAATATCAAGAACTATCGTTCTAACTCTATGTAATATTGGGGCACCTGTACCCAATGTACCGCGGCGTAATTTTCCTAAA